AATTGGGAGTTAAGAATGATGATATTTTAGTTAAAATGGCAGCTTTAGTTCAAAGAAGTTTAGCTACTCCTACAACTGAAGATTCATTAGGTATTTCTGATGAGGAAAAACAACAGTTACTAGATGATTTAAATAAATTAAAAGGAGATAATAAATGAAGTATGGTTTACCCGGTATAAGTAATATTGTATCTTCTACTTCTACTACAAAGATAGAATCTCAAATCTTATTTCCGGGAAGAGTAGCAGATATAATTTTAGATAACTCACACCCCTTATTCAATGAAAGAGGTGGATGGAATAGTATTGGATCATTAATCTTTAATCCTAATAATACTTTTAATAGGGATACAGTAAATACAGTTGCTAAACCTTTATTTCCTAATATAAAATTATATCCTTTAATTAATGAATTAGTTATTATAATACGTTTACCTAATAGTGATAATGATATTACTCCTTCTTCTTTTGATTATTACTATTTTCCCCCTATAAACATATGGAATAGTCAACATCATAATGCTATTCCCTATAATAGTATTTTATCTCCTCCTCAACAAAAAGATTACCAACAAGTAGAAGGAGGAAGTGTTAGAAGAGTAACAGACAATAGTACCGAAATAAATTTAGGATCTACTTTCCAAGAAAAGACTAATATTTATCCTTTACTTCCATATGAAGGAGATTACATTTTAGAAGGTAGATGGGGTAATTCAATTCGTTTTGGTAGTACTGTAAAAAATCCTTCTATTAAAAATAATTGGTCTGATGAAGGAAATGAGGGTGATCCTATTACTATTATAAGGAATGGCCAAAGAAGATTATCCCAACCAGGATGGGAACCCACAACTGAAGATATAAATGGGGATGATTCTTCTATTTATTTAACCTCTACTCAAAAAGTACCTTTATTCCCTTCTTCTAATATAAAAAATTCTTTTTCTAATACAGATATAGCATCAGAAGATCCTCAAGTTTACAAAGGAAATCAAATTTTATTAAACTCAGGAAGATTAATATTCAATGCTAAACAAGATTCTATATTATTGTCTTCAAATAAGATCATACATTTATCAGCTAATAAAGCAGTACATATAGATGCAACTGATAAAATAGTAATGGATACTAAAGAAGTATATTTAGGCTCTAGACAAGCTAGTGAAAGATTAGTTAAAGGAGATGCCTTTGTTTTAGAATTAAAAAAATTAGTTGTAGCATTAGAAGGCTTATCTAAAGCTTGTACTACAGCTCAAGCTGGCCCCTTCCCAATTCCGGGATTAAATACTATTGGTCCTTCTTTAGAGGCAGCTGTTAAAGATTTGAAGAAGGCAATTGCTGGTCCTAATCCTAAGATATTATCTAAAGATGTTAAAACTAAATAATGGCTTATACTCTTAACAAAAAACTTCCAGAATATATTTTAGCAAATGGAGATAGAGTTCAATTTGAGTCTTTGGATCTTAAAAATAGAGCTATTGTCTATAATCAGAATGGAGTCTTAATCTATACAGGTCAAGAATCATCCTTCATTATTCCTCCTAGAATATTAGCTGAGGATGCAGCTAGTGAACTAGGTACTACAATTTTTACTGAAGTTCTCCCTTCACCCCCTCCTTCCCCAGATATTATCCAAATATTAGGTACTATAACAGATGATGAGGGAAACAGGATTCCCAATGTAGATATTACTGTAAACTTTGAAGATGAAGAAAATGTTTCTTTTATTCAAAGTAATGATAAGGGATCATATCAATTAGATCTTCCTGGAACTTATGGGATTCCAAAAAATATTAAATTCGAATCAAAAAATTTCCTTCCAGTTTTTAAAAGTAAATTAACTAAATCAGGTCAATCTACTAATGATAAAAATGAAAAAATTGATATCTATCAAATTAATATAACATTAAAATCTACAAATATAGATTTATCTGAACAACAGGCTGAACTTCAAATTAAAATACAAGAAGTAGAAAATATTGAAATTGAAGTCTCAAATTTTATTAAACAACCTAATGAAATAAAATTAACTATTATATTAAATAAACTTAAAGAAAATTTAAAACGAACTTTATTTCCTTTTATTTTATCTTTGTTAGCTCCTTTTGGAACTAAATTTGTTCAAGCTCTTTTAGATAGAATTCCTAATGCACAACCTGATTCTTGTCCTGATTCTAAGAAAATTAAAGAAATAATAGAAAAAAGAAATAGATTAGTAAGACAGTTAAATCAAATTTATAATGTAATAAACGTTTTATCTAAAGTTCTCCAAATAACAAATGTAGTAATTCAAGCTTTACAACTAGGAATTAATACAGCTAAAAACCTTCCCACACCTCCTTTTGCTCCTTCAGGTGCTGTGGCTAGTGCTATTAATAAAATAGAACTGAGATTGGAAGTAGCAGGAATAGCTGTTAATGTATTAACAGTAACATCAGTTATTATTGGGATAGTTTTACAAACTATAATAGATTTATTAAATAACTTAGACTTAGCTATTCAACAATGTTCTGAAGATCAAAATATTCCTTTTGAAGAAATAAATGATGAATTAAATGCTTTAGCTAATCAAACTATAGAAGAAACTCAAAATAATAATTTAGATCAACCCCAATCTTATAAAGGTTTTACATTTGAAATTAAATTAGATGAAGTAAATACTTCTAAATATCCTAAAAGATATGCCCAAGCTTTAAATATACAAGAAATACCTGTATTAAGAAGTGATTCATCATTTGCTTCTAATCCCCAAGTACTTATAGATCAATTAAAATTTATTATAGACACTCAAAATTTAAGAGGAGATTAATTATTTAATATTTATTACCATGAAAGTAAATCAATTTAAAAAAATCATCAAAGAAGCAGTAAAAGAAGCAGTACGTGAAGAATTAATAGAAATGTTTTCTTCTCAAAAAGTTCAAGAAAGTCAAGAACCTAAATTTTGGCAAGAATCTCATAAGTCTACCTCTTTTTCTCCTTCAACTAGAGAAGCATATATGAATATTTTAAATGAAACTCATATGAATATGACAGGAAATGATTTTAAAACTATTTCTATGAACACATCAAATGTTTCTCAACCTCTCCAAATTCACCCAGGAATGAATACTGTTTCTGAGGGGAGTTCTTTACCTGCTGGAGAAGTTAGTATGGATCAAATTATGGGAATTTTAAATAAATAATGGCTTTTAGAATACCAAATAAATTTGCAGTAGATATTGATGCTAGACAGGCAATTGGGGTTTCTATACCTTTTTCTTCTAAGTCAGTTTTTAATCAAACTTTTACTACTGCAGATCAAACTAAGTCTAATTTAATAAATTATCTTCTTACAAATAAAGGAGAAAGAATATTAAATCCTTTATATGGTGGTAATTTAAGAACTTTATTATTTGAACAAATATCTACTGAGACTTTGGAAGGGATACAAAAAAGGTTATTAGATGATATTAATACTTATTTTCCTTACGTTGATGTAAAACAACTTATTATAACTCCCTCAGAAGATACCAATATAATTACTATATTTATACAATATGCGGTTTTAAACTTAGATAATGAAGTAATAGAAATTAATTTAAATTCAAATGCCCTTTAATAGTGTATTAAATACCAACCAGCAAAATCGAGACATAAAATATGTTAACCGAGATTTTGCATCCTTACGTGGAGCTCTTATTGAGTATTCTAAAACTTATTTCCCTAATAATTACTCAGATTTTTCTGAAGATTCCCCTGGGATGTTATTTATGGAAATGGCTTCCTATGTTGGTGATATTTTATCTTTTTATCAAGATAATCAAATTCAAGAAAATTTTATACAATATGCTAGACAAACTAATAATTTATATCTTTTAGCATATATGTTAGGGTATACTCCTAAAGTAACGGGAGTTGCTACTGTTGATGTTGATTTTTATCAACAAGTCCCTGCAAAATTAGAAGGAGGACAAAATGTACCTGATTATGATTATGCTCTAAAAATTGAAGCAAATACTCAAGTTACTTCTGATTCAGTTAATAATACTAATTTTATAACACAAGATCCTATTGACTTTTCTTTCTCTAGTTCGTTAGATCCTACTGAGGTATCAGTTTATCAAATAGCAGGAGATCAACCTGAATATTTTTTATTGAAAAAAACAAGAAGGGCTATTTCTTCTACAATTAATACAACAACTTTTACTTTTGGAAATGTTGAGAAATTTCCTACTGTAAATATATCTGATATTAATATAGTAGGAATCTTAGACATTACTGATAGTGATGGAAATATATGGTATGAGGTACCTTATCTTGCTCAAGAAATGATTTTAAATAAGATTAAAAATACTAACCCTTGGGAAAATGACCCTAATTTCTCAGATGATAAAGCTGATGCTCCCTACTTATTAAGACTTAAGAAGGTTCCTAGAAGATTTGTAACAAGATTTATTTCTCCTACTAACCTTCAAATTCAATTTGGGGCAGGAACTAATATCCAAAATAATGATGAGGAAATTATTCCTAACCCTAATAATGTAGGTTTAGGATTACCTTATGAACAAGATAAAATTAAAACTGCTTTTTCTCCCTCAAACTTCTTATTTACAGATACATATGGAATAGCTCCATCTAATACTACATTAACAGTTAGATATTTAACTGGAGGAGGAGTTTCAGCTAATATTCCCTCTAATACTTTATCTAATATTATAACAACTGATAATATTAAATTTCAAAAAGATACTTTAGATGATACTCTAGCTCAATATATATTTTCTTCAGTTGGAATAAATAATCCAATGGCAGCAACTGGGGGGAAAGATGGAGATACTATTCAAGAATTAAGATTTAATTCATTAGCAGCTTTTAATGCTCAACAAAGGACAGTTACTCAAGATGACTATTTAGTAAGAGCTTTAAGTATGCCTTCTGATTTTGGTTCAATTGCTAAAGTTTATGTTGAACCTGAAAAATTAGAAAATTTAAATCCTGGAGAAATTCCTGCAGTGTTAGATTTATATGTTTTAGCTTATAATAATGATAAAAAATTAACAACCGCATCTAATGCTTTAAAACGTAATTTAAATACATATTTAAGTCAGTATAGAGTCATTAACGATTCAATACGCATCAAAGATGCTTTTATTATAAACATCGGTGTAGAATTTGAGATAATTACTTTACCAAACTATA